CCCATAGTTTACTTGTCTTTGCTTTGTTACTAACATATGTAAACACCTTTGAATGTGCTTTTCCTATTTTGTCTATTAAGCCTGGCTTTTTATTTTTTTTCGTCATTTATCCTTACTTAGTTTGTGCTGGTAGAATATAGTCGTACTGACCTAAACCACTGTCAACACTTAATGCCATTGCACCTTGATCACTAATCTTCATAGTTACTTTACCATCAAGATTTAAAATAGCTTGTACTTGTGCTACAGGCCAACTCCAAGCATGTTTCAATTCACTGCCAACTCCGTGTTGGAATACAAATGATCCTGCGTGTTGTGAAGCGTCACCAAAAGTAAACACTAAGTTATCATTTTCAGTCTTAACTGTAAATGTAGTTTCTTCTGAATGTGCCGCACTTTGCAATTTCATTCTAGTAATTGAAGCCATTGTAGGCTCAATGGTTACGTCCCAACTTGCACCTTTAAACTTAACAGTTTTAAGTTTCTCATCAATAATTGCTTTATTCATAAAGCGATAATCGTTTTCAAAGTCACCTGCTTCGTTTTCAAAGTGTAAGTGTGTTGGCAAAGTTTCGCCGTCTTTTTCTCTAGACTCTACAGTAATCTTTGCTTGTTTTTGATACTCAGGATTCTTTAAGTGTAGTGCTAACTTGTCTAAGTTAGGCATACCAAAGGTTCCTTTAAATTCGTTTACTGCCGCCTTTGTTGTAGCAGTTAAGATAACACTTCTATCTTCTGCCATTGATTCGATTGTCGTTGCGGCATCTTCACCAGTAACTTTTACTAAAGTTAAAAATCCTAGTGAATGTGTATGAGCAACAACGTCTTGTAAGATATCTTTCATTTTAACATTTCTCCATTAGTTATATACATTATATTTAGGTTTTTCTAAAAAGTCAAGCTCTTTCTTGTCTTTTAAGAATTGTATTAGCTCAATTGTTGTTTTCCAACCCAAGCCTTGTAACACTGATATGTCAGCAACATTATCAGCTCTTTCATTGGGAGTATCCATTTTCATTTGTGGATTCATTCCAAATTCTTTTAAAATACTTTTTAGTGATTGGCTTTTGCCAGTTCCGATATCAATAACTCCTCTTACATCTTCGTTTTTGATTAATGTAAGTATTGCACTTACAATATCGGCAACATGAATAAAGTCTCTTTTATGATTAGTTACGTGTGGTACATCATTGCGTATAATTCGAGGTATTAACATGTTTGGCCTAAGTTCTGAGTTGTTACTGTATATAGTTGTAAATCTCATGCCTAGACTTGATTGTGGTGCAATGCGTTCAACTGTATGTTTAGTTAATGCATACGGATTTCTATTAGGTTCTTTTGCAGTACTTGAACTAGCATACAGTATTCTAGTATTTTTAAAATGGTCAAATAATCTTTTAGTTGCTAGTACGTTATGTTGAAAATACAAATCAGGTTCTTCTAAACTTCTTAGTATTCCGCTTTCGCCTGCAAGATGAATTACTAGATCAACATCGAAGTCTAACGAACAGTCTAGTAAGTTATTACCGTCTTTTAAATCAATACCAATAACACGATGGTCTTTGGTTAGAGCAGTATACAACTCTGTTCCAACCATACCTTTATGTCCTGTTAGTAGTATCCTCATCGAGATTTAACTCCAAAGTGTTTATAGGTTGATTGTACACACTTAGCTTGATAGTAACAGTCTGCTAATGCATTATGTAATTCTTCTTGTATTGCTTTACGAGGATCTGTAGGCATCATAGCAAACAATGTTCTACTGTCTCTAATCTGCCAAAAGTTCCATGGACACGGCTTACCAACGCCTTTGTATAAGTTTTGTAAAATAGCATAATCAAACAATGGACCTTGACACCAAAGTTGATCTACTCCTACACAAAATTTATTAATTGCTTTTGTAAGTTGCTCCATGTTCACACGATCTTTGTGTTCACCAAATGCTTCTTCTCTAATCTTAGGATCTTGTTTACCCCACCATTCAAGTGTATTGTCATCTATTGTACGATGATACTTTTCACTTTGTTCTTCAATGTCGCAACGTAGATACAATCCTGAGTGCGGATCTTCATCTGTATACGGGTCGAATTTAATAGCACCGAGTGTTATGATAACACTATCTGGCTCAACGCCAAGTGTTTCTAAATCTATCATTCCATGTACAGCCATTATTATTCTCCGAAATCAAACAAACTATTAAATGTATTGTTCTGTAATGTGCTTGAAATATCATAGTCTAGCACACCGATCAAGTTACCTAGTTTGTTGTCAATAATTGTTGATTCCATTGCATCATCATCAAACGGAAGTTCTTTAAACCAATCTGGAATACGTAGTTCGTCTGTTGGATATGCAACACTTGTGTAGCCTAGTGGGTTCTGTTTTAGTTTACAAACAATAACTTTCATACCGTCTACAATCTCTTGCGAGTATTTGTCACCGTTCATACGCTTTAGTGTGTTCCAGTTAATACTTGCACGAACATGTCCGGGCATAGTTGCTTTGCCTTGCTTTGCTTCTTTACGTTGATACTCGCCAATTTTGTTTGCACGTTTAGGTGAACCTTTTTCAAAACCAGGACGTAGTTTAAATGCAGTACGGAAGTCTGTAATCTTTGCAAGTATTTCAGCTTCTGTCTTATCTGTAAGTACCATAAGCAATAGTTCACTTAAAAACTCTTGCATAAACACAGGTGTATCTGATCGTTTAAGATCAAGACCCATTGCTTTTACTTTACCTAGTTTACCGTTGACGTCCATGCGTTCGCCTTCGTTATCATAAATTAAAGCCGCATAACGTTTCTTAGTAATAAACAAACCTGACTCAGCAACAATTTCTCTACCTGCCGCAATAACATCTGATCTGCTCTTTGGACAATGAAATGCTTCTTGCATAAACTTTGGAAATGTTTCATTCGCCGCTTCACATACTTGATCATATAATGTAATAACACTATCTTTTGTCCAAGGAATTTTTCCAGCATCAATATCTGCTTTTAGTACAGGGTGGGCACTAAAGTAAACAGAATCAGTATCACCATAGATAATACTATCACCTACATGATCATATGTGCCTGTAATAACTTTATTAACTTCTGCACTCATATGTTTTGCGATAGCTCTACCTGTTAGTGTTGTTGATTGACCAATCCGCGGATCAAAGAATCTACAACCAGGATTAAGAATTGCACCATACAAACTGTTCAAGTTAATCTTCTTAACCAACTGTCGTTTATCCCAAAACTCAACTTCAATTCTGTTTCCAGCATCAATAGCTTTGCCTTTTTGTTTTTGTAAATCTTTACGTTCACTATACCAACGTTTAAGAAGTCCTGGAATAACACCGTCAAATTCATTAGTTAAGATAGTTCCGTTAGCAGTTAGCATCCATGGCTTGTGTGAATCAAATATTAGTTTGTATATCTCAGCACCACTAAGAATTTCACTTTCACCGTTTTCAAAGTCAACAGTAATACTAATGTCTTTCTTCTTCTCCATAACTGCTTCGTATTCAATAGTACCAAAGCGGCCTTCCCAAGCACCTGCAAATGACTTCTTCTGAAGTGTCATTGCATCTTCAACCATTGCATCAGTTAGCTCAGGACGTAATTGTCCTATAACTGTTGCAGGATCCATATTTAATGCTCTAATAACAGACGGATATAGTGAATTCAAATCCATTGAACCAATCCACTTGTGTACACCTTTTTTAGGAAATGCTACATAAGCACCTGCCGCAGGATCACTGCCAGGCTCACGTTTTACTCTGTTAGGAACTTGCAAGCCTCTGTGATGTGCTTCGTTGATAATTGCTTGTTCTGTAACTGCAACTGCACCCATAGTGGTCTGTAGTAACACCGTGTTACTATGTGCAAGTTCGTTACTAAGATCAATAAACTTTAGTTTTTTGTCCAGCTTGTCCAGTAGTGCAACGTCTTGTCTGTTGTACTCAATGAACGTTCTGAAGTCATTGTTATAAAGTTGATCGAGCGTACCTTCGTACACAGTTTTGTTTTCGCCGATCTCAAGTTCGCCAATAGCGTCGAGTCGATATGTGTGTCTTTCTTCATATGTGTATTTACGATATAATTCCAAACTATCTAAATGCACTCTGCCTATTAGGTCATAGGTTTCAGCTTTACGTCCGTACTTTTCATATTCACGTTTCTTAGGAAGTTGTTTCCATAAACAAAAACGTCTTGTATCATCTTTACTTAAAACTCTTTTTACACGATTTACAGTATATGGAATATCATAACCTTCACTGTTCCAACCTGTAAGTATACCACTGTCTTGTATAATATCAAGAAACGCTTCTAACATGTCGCCTTCTTTTTCATACAAGTATGTGTTTGGAAAATCTTTTACTTCTTCTTTTGCTTGTTCCATTGATAAGCCTTTAGGAGGCATAGCAAATGTAACTAGACTATCTAACCATTGTAAGTGTACAGTAATAGCAGTAATAGGCATAAACGGATCACTAGGATCAGCAAAGCCACGTTCTGGATCAAAGTCTGTCTCAATATCAAAAAAGCAAACATTCAACTTAGGTGAATCTACATTTAAATAGTTTTCACTCAAACATTGGAAGATTGGATTAATATCACTTTCAAACAATTCTTTGTTTGCGTTAATGGCTAGTTCTTTACGAAACTGTTTTGTGTTTTTAGCAACAATTCTGCTTAACGGATCGCCGTAAATACTTTTGTACTTACCACGTTGATCTTTATAATAAAATGTGTATTTGATTGGGTATTCTGTGTAAGAACGCTTACCATCTTTTCGTTCGACTACTCTGATCACATCCTGATCACGATCAAACTGTGCGTCTACATAACTCATATTTTAACTCCTTGTATGTCACTTGGGGCTGACAAAAACCAATAAGGTCGCTTATGGCCGACTTTTACCTTCATTCTTAAAATATTCATTCGCCTCTCTTGCCTTGTCATCTATCCAAATATCATAGTGTGGCTTTCTAAAACTTAGTGTTGTGTATAGTACACCCCACTCCGCAAACTGGTCTTTAGTAAGCTCACTCCAATCTTTGCCTGTGCTACCGCCTCTAGCAGTCCAATAATGTATTTCATTGCCTTCATTATACAACTTATTAAAGTGTTGTATACGTTGAACATCTGGTTCACTAAATTCGTACTCACTGTTATTATTATAACAGATAGTTCCGTCTATGTCAACCATATATTTCATATTACGAACAACTGTATTAATGCCCAAAGGTTCATTGCTGAGAACCAAGAACAAAGTATAATTACAAATGCCGCTTGTCTAATAACTGCACTAACAATGCCCAAAATACTTCCAACCAAATATAATGGCACAAATATTGTTGTTGCAGGGTCTAATATAGTAAAGCTCAATATTGCACTTGCTGAGATTAAGAACAATGCCTCAATCATTTCGCAATAGAATGCAACAGGACTTAGCCTATAACTTGTTTTAAAGAAATTGGTTACTCTATTCAAACTACTTGTCCTTGCCAACTGTAACAACAAGTGTTTCTAGATCATCAAATTCATCAGCAACTTTATGCCATTCACCTTTTTGTGCAATCTTAATTGCTTTATTAATAAGGCTTGGTTTAATATCTAGTTCTTCTGCTACTGCTTTTACAGTATCTTTAAGACCTGTAGTTAAGTCTTCTACTTCTTGGAGTACTGTAACTCCTTCGTTAACCAATCTTTCTAGTTTGGCTTTTTCTTCTACGCCGTATGTTCGATCGCTCATGTTATCTCCTTAATTGTTATATACATTATACACGAACTGTAAGTGCTTGTCAACAACTATTATTCAGCTTGTGTACGATGAATTGTTAAATTACCTGCTATTACTATTCGCTCTTTGTCGTTCTTCTGTGGGGGTACTTCGTGTGTTACCCAACCTGGGAATACTGCTATAAGTCCGGGATTTGGAAATATAGCATTACCACTTGTTGGAAATACTAAAGGTGCATCATCTGGAGTTGCATCAACATAGTATACAAAACTCCAAATAGCAGGATGATGTGCATGTGGTTTACAGCTATCGCCTTTGGAATATACTGCACCCCAACAATCTGTTACTTCATACTTACCACCAACTAAATGTTCAAGACCATTTTGTACAACATCAATAGCAAAGTTAATAATCTTTTTAAAGTCAGGATCTCTAAACATTGTCCATTCTGTCATATCTGCTTGAACATTTGTTTTTCTAAATTGGCAATCCCCTCTAGCTCTAATTTTTTCAGCTAGTATTGGATTGAGTGTCTCGGCATCTTCATATACGTGAGTATAGATGTCAGCAGATTCTTTAAACTCTAATTTTTG